ACTTGAATCCGAGTTTGTAGGCGCTTTCCAGTTCCTTCATCACGCGCCCGTCGTCGATTGTCAGCTTCGGCGGGGTCGAAAAATCCCATTTCCACCAATCTGCGGATGCTGGTAGATCGCCTCGCTTCTGCGCCTTTGCGATTCCGTATCCGATGATGCGTTTTGCAGCGTAAAAAAGGATGTCTTGACGGTCCTCGATGGATCGTTGCGCCATCGCAATCTCCATTCGTTGCGCAGTGCCTCCACCGGAAGCGTGTCCGTAGTAAAATGCGGCCGGCCAGTTAAGCGCGGCGAAGGACGATTTCAAAAGCCGGTCGTGGAAGTCCAAGAACGGGTTGCCAGGACGGTTATTTACCAGCGTTTCCACCTTTCCTCCGCTGTTGCTTCGGAAATAGCGCACGGTGCCGCCGTCCATTGACTCGACGGTTATGCCTTTTGTGCTGGTCGAGTTGCCAATCAGCACGCTTGCCGGGTCTTCGCTGTCAGGACCGCCGTTTTCGTTGTATTCCACCAGCGAAATGGATGACATTTGCATCATCGCAAGACGTTCCCACTCGGTGGATTGGATGATGTCGCGGCAATCATTGATGCAAGGCGTCAGCGCGGTGATTCCGCGCCCTTGCATTTGCCAGTTCGGGTCGTAAAGGTGGATGATATTGGCGGCGGGAATCCACTGCGACAGCTTCCCGTCCTTGTCCAAGAAGGCGTATTCCTTCGGTTCGCCTGACGGATAGTAAACGATGCCATCCTCCAGCATGCCGCCACGCATTGGACCGTCGCGCAGGTTGTCGGGATTGCCGATGCGGTGCGATGGGATGCCTTGGTATTTCGGAAACTTGCCGTCTGTTTCGGTGAGAAGGATGAAAATTTCGCCATCGACATCCAGGCTTGTTGACCAACCATAAAGGTTCGTTTTGAAGTCGTGCATTCCGCCACGGCTATCACCGATGCCGTAAAAGGTTTGAATCAGCCACTCGGTTGCGGCGGCGCCAAAGTCCTTATCCGCACCCTTGAACTGCGGAACGAATGCGCGGCCCACTGCGTAGGTGCTGCGCTGCGTGATGGCGTTCTGGATTGGTCCGAAATTGAGATAAATTCGGCGCGACTGCGACATCAGCTTGACGCGGTCGGCGGCAGGGACCAGTTGCGCGATGTCCTTTTTCTCGATTGGTTCCCAAGGACGATGGTAGTTCTCGTTCGCCGCGCGCGCAGGGCGGTAGTTAATCGTGCGCCCGTATTGGTCGAGGATAGCCATCGCCTAAGCGGCAATGTCAAAACCTGCCGAGGCTGCGGGATTGTTGCGGAACGTATCCGATTTCGATCCACTCCAGTGCCTTTCCCATGGCGGTCATGGTTTCCTGCTTGGTCAAACCCATTTGCTCGCCAGTTGCCATTGCCATTGACGCTCCGTTTTTCGTCGCGCTGGCGAGAGAGCTTAACCCGTTCGGCTCCATGCTCGCCAAAACTAAAGCGCGGTAACTGCTCCGCAATTTCGCGGCAATCTGCGCGTCGCACAGACCCGCTTTCGCCCATTCACGCGCAACCTGAAGTGAGTTTCCCGCCATCGCACGGCGGGTGGTGTCAAAAGCTATTTAACGGCTTTTTTGATTTTGTCCGTGATCCAATCCGCTTGTGAAATGCCACGCCCCCGGCACAAGGTCCGCAAGCTATTCGCCACTTCCGGTTCCAGCCGCACTGTAATCGCTTCGCGTGGCGTGTCACGGGGCTTGCGCCCCGATCCTTCCCTCGCGCCTCCGCGCTTCACTTGATTTCTTGGAGTTTCCATAGTCCGAGGAATTGAGCGCGTGAGCAGGCCACCCGTGCGCGGGTTGTGTGGCCAGAGAAGAACACATCAACCTCGACGTGGTTCAGTTCGTTGGATGCGCGGACTTGTCCGATGTGTGACCAGTCTTTGCAATCGACGAGCCGATCAATCAGCTTGTCGCGGTTGGCTCCTTGGTAGGCTTTGAATGTTGCAGTCATCATTTGGTTTAGTGGTTGGCGTTGCTTACGTGAATAGAGATACTCCACCGTTTGATTTTCTGCAAGCATTATTTCAATTTATTTTCACTTTTTTTCCCCGCCGCCGGAAAAACCTAGGGAATACAAGGATTTTTGCCCATCAAACATCAAACCCCGGAATCAATTTAAGCATCATCGCCGCCACGATTTGCATCGCCTCGACATCCCACGCATGGTTGTTGTTTCGGATTCTCACCCATCGAAAATCAACCTGGTTCGTTTTGGCGTTCGGCATTTCGCGTTTCACTTCGGAATCGATCTGTTTCAGCCAATCCTGCGAAACGTCATCTGGGATGTGCCAGGCCGAGGTCTGCCCGGTGCGGTGAGCGTGGAGAATGTCCTTGATGCGGTCGGATGCCCAGTGGCAATACCTTGCCTTCCCGCTGGTTGCCTGCGCCTCGGAAAACCTCGTAAACGGTCGCTGGATCACATCGCCGTTTTGTTTTTTGTAGGGGAAGCTTTTCTGCCCGCTGCCGTGTAGCGCCGTCCAGTCCATGCGTGAGCATGCGGAGTAAACCTGATCAGTGTCATACTGGGCATCCACGAAGACCAATTTCGGCGGGACTCCGTAGCGTTGCGCCAGGTCATGCACACCATCGAATGTTTCCACGCGACCATACCACAAGAGCATGCTTTCTCCATTTGCCCGCCATGCGCGAACGCCGGCCCAGAAGTGGTCGCGCTGTTTGTCCACGGTCAAGAACCGGTGCGCTTCGTCCTCGATGCGTTTCGCGTCAGCGTATTCCGCGACAAGGTAGCCGTTGCCAACCAGTGCTTGCCGGTTGTCGGTCAAGTCTTCCTCCCATGGTTCTGCCAATCGTTTCTGGATGAACTGCCGCAGCGGGTCGAGGTTGCCGACACGTTGCGCGGCTTTTGCTTCCAGCCAAAGCAGGACGATTTCCCATAGCGGCTTCCGCCAGTTGCAAAGGACGTTGTAGTGAAACCCAACGTGGCCCGGCAGTCCTTCTGCGGTCGGAATGTATCGCGCGGATTCTGCCAGCGCACGGCGCGGTTGCGGCGAGTCGGCGCATGTCCACTCGCATTCCGCGTTGTCGCATTTCAGCTTTGCTGCCTGCGCCCTTGCCAGTGGTTCCATGGCTTCGTCTTCAGGGTAAACGACGTTGCACCATTTCCACGGCTGGATGGTGCCGCAGGTTGGACAGGTGAAGGAGAACTCGCGGCGGTCTGTTTTGTTCCACCTTCCGTCCAAGTCATCGCCCTTCACGCCTGCCTGAGACAGCATCATGAATTGACGGTTCCAACGGTCATGCAACCGTCCTTCCGCCTCCTTCAGCATTCCTTTTTTATAAAGCCATGGCTCGTCGCAGATGACGCGACGCATGGACTTGGATTGCAGTCCGCTGAGATTTGCCCCAGTCAGGAAAAGACTCATGTGCGCACCGATGACTTCCATCTTCCGCTTTTTGTGCCGGTCGACGGGTAGTAGAATTGCACATTCTGGCGTCTGGTTTAGCACATGGTCCATGCGCGTTTCCGCCCAGTCGCTCAGGTCGTCGTCGGTCTGTCCAACGATTAGCGTCGGTCCTGGATCTTCGCACCAAACGTAAGACAGCCCAGCCTCAAGGAATGCCGTGGTCTTTCCGGTTCCGACAGGACACAACGCCACAAGCTCCCGCGTTGCCGAATTGGCGTATTGGTCGATTACTTCCCGCATCCATGGCGTTGACTCGATGCGGAACTTTGGCGTCAGTCCGTCCTTGATGTGGACGCGGTTACTCGCCCACTCGGACGGTGGCATCTTCGCTGGCGGTTTTGCATATTCAAAACCAGCGCAGCATTCCTCAAACTTCTGCCTGCCAGTCATCATGCGCCTGCTTGTAAATTTCTTTCAGCGACGAAAGAACTTCGTGTGATTTCTCGCCAATCAGCTTTTGAATGGTCGGCATGTCCGCGCCGTGCAGCATTGGCGGCAGTTCGTTTTCCATGGCCACAAGTGCCGTGCGAAATGTGGTGTTGGTTCTGACTACAAGGTCGTTGTGGTCGGCACGGCTGATGTATTCGCCAGCGGCTGCGCGTAGCTTGTAGGCGTTCAACAGTCCGTCGATTTTTAGCTTGATGGTCTGCGCCTGGTGCTTGTCGGTGCAGGCGTGGAGTTCCGCCACAAGTCGGTCAATACTGCCGTCGATTGGTTCACCTTCCGGCGCGGAAGTTGACGCTGTCTGCGGATGCCATTCGGGTTTGAGATCGGGCGGAAGGTTACGCATTTTGGCAATCTTTGCCCGGACTTGGGCGTCATCGAAAACGTCCACGCCGCATCGCTCCCAAGACGAAAGCGCGTTCAACGAGACGCCAATTTCGGCGGCTCTCTCGGTGCGGGTTTTTCGTGGTTTTTTGGGCATTGGTTCTCAATCGGTTACGGCGCTGCATCACATAAAGACAGATCGGAGTGAGCCTCAACCGCGATTTTTTTCGCGTTCATCCTAGAATTCCTACCGGGGTAGGGCCGCTGTTTAGTATTGATGTCATAAGCACTTGAGGATGAGCGCGATTGCCCCTTTTCCTGTTGGCCTTCTTGGGTAGCGCTCTTAGGTTGGAGTAATTCCAGCATCTCATCTGGTGGTCTGGCTTTGTGAGATCAAACCAAGAAGCTGGAACAATGTGGTCAATTTCCCATGAAACACCATAGTTCTGCCACGAAAGCCCCTTGGTAAAGGTGGACTCTAGATGCTTTCTGAATTCGGCAATAGTGCATCCAAGCATCCTTTCTGTTTTGTGTGCCTTGCGCCCATTGTTTTTCTTCACCCGCGCTCTAATGTCGCACCTTAAATTGTGGCGAATTCGAAAATCCATATCGTTTTTGTATCGCCTAAGCATCCACCTATTTGCCATTTCGTTTTTACAGATTGGGTGTTTAGACCAATCTGGAAATCTTGGATTGTATCCATCAAGCCATGCCTCTGCTGTCTGCTGTGTGCCCCACCAGCAATCAACGCCAAACGAAAAAGCCCCACGGCTTGCAACGTAATGTTTCCAAGACCCATCAGGCGGAACGTATGCCCTAATCCCTTCCTTGCGCCAATGGCGGGAAAGCGTGGCTTTGTCGGCCCTCAATAACCGCGCTTGAACGCTCATGCCTAGACCGACCGATGCAAGGCATTTGGAGCAATTCCACCAATGCGGCCTTTGCGCCAATCGGAACTGGTGCATGCAATCGTGAGAGCAATAGCGCCCAACCGTTCCCTTGCTTACGGTGAAGGATTCCCCACAATGTTCACATTGGCTTGTTTGGCGCTCTTTTGTTTTGCCTCCCTTGCCTTTGCAAGATTGTTGCGCACCGCTTTCAATTTCTTCTGAGAGCGAGAAGCCCCGCCCTTCCGGCTGAATTCCTTGTGATCCATAGTCGAACATTCTACAAAGCGGTTTTTGTCAAATCATATCGTTTCCAAACACCCCGACGCATCCGACGCATTGCGCGGATGGTTAGGAATGTTCACTCGAGCGCCCTCCAAATGGCAACGATTGGCTCAAGCTGATTCCTAACAGAATCCCGTTCCTCCGCCGTCCACTGCTCCACCGGTCGAGCCTGCACCGTCTGGTCATACCATCCGCGAATGCCACCAGCCCAGCGAATCCACTTGCCCGCGCCAAGCTGCGGTGCCGGCCGCTCTGTCGCCGTGGCTTCCTTCGGATCGATGACGCCAAGCAGCAGCAACTGCCGATGGTCGACGCTCTCGATGCCATGCTCCTGCGCTGCGTGGTGCAGCGACATGTAAGCCTTGGCACGTTGTGGTGTTAAGCCAGGCACGTTGTCACGCAGCCAGCCTAGAAGCTGCCCCTTCGTCATGTCCTTGGCTTCCTCGATCATGCCGCCGCATTGGACAGCGGCTTGCAGCGCCTCGGTCATGTTGCCTTTCGCATCAGCGGCTTTCGCTTCCGCAAGGCCGTGGAGTCGGGTAATTTCCGACGCTAGTTCTGTTCTTAGTTTTGTGGTGTTCATTTTGTTTCGGTTGTGTTTGCTTGGTGAGGGTGGGATAACAACGTGTTCGGCTTATGACATTCGACCCATTCGCCAATCGGATCGTGAATCTCCCACATACGGAGAGTCCTGCCGCCCCATGCGTGTTTCTCGACATCGTAGGCGGCGAGGTGCGGAGGTTCTTCTGGGTATCCTGCTGCGAAGTCCACGATCTGAACCATTCGCCAATCCTCATCAGCGGAGACGCGCCACCAATAAAAACCAGCCGAACAAGGCAGTGCATGGAACGGATCTCCGCGCCGTTCCTGAAATTCGTGAGTCAGTTGTGATCCGTCCATGACTTTAAGCGT